TAAGTCTGGTGCTCCAGACACAGTTAGAGGTACTTACTTATTACAAGAAATGGGAGAAAGTAGAGGTCGCTCAAAATTGAGAGACATCGAAGGAAGCTTGGATATACTTGGCAAAGTTGTTTATAACTTTGCTAAAGGACATTACAAGTTCAAAAAGACTTTTAGAATTGTGCAACCCAATAATGATATTACAGAGTTTACAATAAACAATAGAATGTATGATGACAAAACGAACGAACTAATGACTATTGAAAACGATATCACATTAGGACAGCACGATATTCGGATAATATCAGGCTCAACGCTACCATCAAATAGGATGGCTGAGTACAATATGTATTTAGATGCGTATAAGATGGGCTTGGTAGATGATGTCGAGGTTTTAAAGAAAACAGAAATCTACGACAAAGAAGGCGTATTGCAACGTAAAGGTGCTATGCAACAAATGCAAGGTTATATTAAACAACTAGAATCTGAGGTTAAAAAACTAAGTGGTGATTTACAGACTTCTGAGCGTGAAATGATTAACGCTAGAAAACAAACCATCACTCAGAAATTCAAGAGCAATCTTGATACAGCCCTTAATCAAATTAAGGACAAAGAAAGAAAAAATCTCAATAAGATGGAAAATATAATTGATAAAGCAGATTTACAATCCAGGTATGGAAGCAATGCAAGTGAAGGCACGGATACAGAAGAAGGCGTTGAAGGTTAACATTAAAAAGAGTCAAGTCTTGTCTGGGAATATCGAAAGGTAAAGTCCAATTAGGAACAAGAAGATTCGGAAAGGAAACATGGAAAACCAAACAACACAAGAGCAAAAAAGTAAAACTTATGAGGATAAGCTAGCTGATGACCGAAAAGGTCTGGATATAACAATGCCAGACGTAGAGGTAGTTAGTAAAGAGGTTCCAGTTGATAATAACATGGAAGCTCAAAGCGAGGAAGCTAATAGAGTTCCTAGCGAAATTACAGCAGAAGGAAATGAAGAGCAAATTGAATATGCTACTGATTGGGAAAATGAAACTAGAAAATTTCAATCTATGTACGATAGACAAAAAGCTGAATATGATTCACTGCAAAAACAAGTTAATTCCTTAGAACCTTTACAACAATTACAATCTGTTTTAGAATCAAGACCTGATGTAGTTCAGGCGATTCAAGAAAAATTAGAAGGTAAGCCTGCTCAACAAAATAATGAGAGTTCATTAGCACCAGAAGGTATTGATGAAGCCTCTTTTGACCCTTGGGAAGCCTATTACAAACCTGATTCACCGTCGTATAAATTACGAGTTGGTCAGGAAAAAGCTTTGGTTCAGGAAGCTGTTTCAGAACAGATGTCTGGAATCCAAAGTCAGGTTGCTATGCAAAATCTGAAAAATGAATTTAGACAAAATTACGGTATTACAGATGATAGAGAAATGGAAGACTTTATTCAGTTTGCTACCAATCCAAGAGAACAACTACCTGTTGACTTTTTGATTAATGTGTACAGACAATATAAAAATAAAGATAACCCACAACCTATGGATTCTGAAAATTTAGAAGCTGTAAAAAATGTTCAATCAATGCCCAAGTCTGCTGGAGTTCTCCAAGGAGGAGACCCACAGAAAAAAAGCGAAATAGATGTTTCTTGGGATAGGATTTTAAAAGCAGGCAACGCTGGAAGATTACTCTAAAATAAAATAACGGAGAAAATAAAATGTCTGTTACAAAAGGAATAAAACTCTCTAGCAACGTCACAGCTGCGGCTACTGACGCTGGTATTGGTCAAGCTCCTGATAGAAGACGGTTATACGATTTTAGTGATAGAGTTGCTGAACTAGCTCCCGAAGAATCACCTTTTTTCGTATACCTCTCTCAAGTTGCAAAAACACCAACGGATGACTCTGTCTTCCGATACCTAGAGAATAGGTCAAAAATCAACATGACAACAAGGAACTTCTTAATGGCTGCTCAAGTCAATGGTGGTTCTGCTGTTGCTGCTAATAGCTCATACTCTTTTACGGTAGATGCTGATACAGCTACTGGAGGAGTTGCCTCTGGTGGTGCTGCAGTTGATTTTTTAATTAAAGGAATGGTATTTGTTGTTAATACAACGACTGGTGCTGAAACTGCAGGATATGCTCAGGTAATGGTAAGAGTAGAAACTGCACCTGAGTCTGGCTCAGCTAGCACTACCTTTACTGGTAGAGTTATTGATGTTTCAAACTCAAATGTTTCTGGTTATAATGTTATAGCTAATAACGACGTATGTCAAGTTATTGGTACTGCATTTGGCGAAGGAACTGCTTCACCAGATACATTCTCAACTGAAATCGAAGATGACTTTGGATTCACTCAAATCTTTAAAACATCTTGCGAACTATCAAACACAGCTATTGCAACACGTTACCGTGGATATGCAAATGAGTTTGAAAGAATTTGGGCAACCAAACTTCGTGAGCATAAAGTAGATATTGAGCGTGCTATGTTATTTGGACAAAAAGCTCGTAGTGGCGGAGTTCAATACACTGAAGGTCTAGTTGGACACATTGTAAAAAATGCTAACCCAACAACCGATAATAGCGCTTTTGCATATTCATCTGGAGCACCTTACTATCGCAGTGTAGCTCAATCTGAGTTAACATATGATAGATTGCTTTCTGACTTAGAAGTTATATTTGACCCAGCTCGTGGTGGTTCATCTGATAGATTAGTTCTAGCTTCATTACCTGTAATTACCTTCTTTAACAAGTTGGGTGATGGTGCGTTTATGGATGCATCTATGGGTTCTGCTGCTAATATGCCTAATCGCTATAACTTTGAAGAAAGACAGGGCGCTTTTGGTCATAGAATTATGACTATTGATACTGTTCATGGAACTATGCACTTAGTAAAAGAACCATTGTTCAGAGGTCTAGCTTCTGGATTTATGTTAATGGCTGATATGAGCAAACTACAATACCGCCCACTAGTTGGAAACGGTCTAAATAGAGATACTCATATTATCACTAACGTACAGAATTCAGACGAAGACTTACGTAAAGATATGGTTATAACCGAAGCTGGTCTTGAAATAACACTTCCTGAGTGTCATGCACTCTACGAAGTAGAATCAGCTTAAGGAGGTTTAATATGTTAACTGATTATCTAAATGAAAATAGTGGCGCAAGTGATGTAGCTAAGAAGTGGGTTATTATCAACGAAGCTAAAACATTGACAGCACAAGATTCTGGTAAATGTTTTGGTGTCGAGCAAGATAGTGCCTACACAATTACCCTACCATTAGCAGCAGATGCTGGTGCTGGTTGGAATGCTAAGTTTGTTGTAAGTCAAGTTGCAGCAAATGCGGTAACGATTGCTAATAATACGGCAGAAGATACTATTGTTGGTATGACAGTTGGAGCAGATGGCGGTACTGGAAACTCAACTGACTCAACAGCAGTAGATGAGATTGTATTTATTAGTGGTGCACAACTTGGTGATACAGTAGAGCTAGTTTGCGATGGTACTTATTACTATGCAAAAGCTACTGCTCATGATGTAGCACATATCACTATCTCATAATCCGAATAAATAAGGATTGACAGTTTTGGATACTGTGGGGCTATTCGTACAAAGGTTTAGCCCCAAACATTCTAGTTAAAGATTTTATAATTTAAATAAGAAAGTTTTAAAATGAAAAGTAAATACTTAAATGAACAAGCATCAAACTTTGGAAATGAACATTCATTGTTTGCTGTTGAAGATGTTACGGCAGCAATTACCTTAACAGAAGAAGATAGCGGAAAGTATTATACCTTAGATGCAGCTAGCGGAGCTTACGTAATTACGCTTCCAAGTCCAAGTGCTGGAATAAGATATGATTTTGTAGTTAAAGAAGATACTCCTAGTAATGCAATAACTATTACTGCAACTGGAGCTTTAATTTACGGTAGAGTATTAGAGGGCGAAGTTGATACATCTAATGATGCACCTGGTTCTTCTGGTGCTACTGGACAAACTAGTTTTATCGTAGGTACAGCTGCTAACAGAGGAGACTCTTTTAGATTAGTTTGCGACGGTACTTATTGGTACGCTCAAGGCGTTTCTGCTCTTGACGGTAGCTTTACTGTAGCTTAATAGGAGTTAAATATGGCTGATTATAATTCATCAAATACAGATGTAAAAGTTTTTGTTCACCCTGCTAAGCCAGGAAGCAAATCTAATTCTGCTGGAGACATATCTAAAGATGTATATGATTATATTGTTAGTTTAGATTCTACTAATAATGCAATTATATCGATATCGCATTGCCCTATGAATGGTGAGAGGGTAATGACAATGGTAGTTTCTGGTTCATAATGAACTGTCAACATTGTAATAAGCCAAATAAAGAGAATTGGTTCTATTGCAGAGGTTGTGGTAAAAGAGCGTCTGCTCCAAAATTTACTACAAACTCTTGGATGAGAACTGACAGAGGGGCGAGAACCGATGTAGAATTTAACACTATCGGTATGGAGGAAAGTGTTAATAAAATGAGAAACCAAGCCTGGGGTATGAATGAGTAGATTTGGAAAAGGGCTAAAAACTGTTTCTAGTGCAAGCTGTACTGGAGGAAAAGGTAAATCGAATGATGTACAAAAAGCCAAAAAAAATGGCAAAGAAAAAGAAAAAAGCAAAAAAGCCTACTAAAAAAAGAACAATGAGATACTAATAAATGGCAAATTTTAGCGTACAAATACAAGACTTAGTCGGTTCGTTTAGCGATGAGACTGCTTTAGATTCTTTTATTACAGAGGGAGCTAATGAGGTTATCAATGCTATGCCTCGCTCTGTAATGGAAAGAGTAGCGGATGAAG